ATGCCAGTGCAATGGAAGGGGACCGCCTACCCGGGGGTCCGGTATTACGAGCACGAAAGCAGGCGAACCCGTAACGGTCAGCCCGACAAGAACTACTCCATCCGCTACACGCGGGAGGGCACACGTATAGAAGAAGGCGTCGGATGGGCGTCGGAAGGCTGGAACCCGGAGAAAATATCCAAGAACATACTGAATGTCATTAAGGAAGGCATCCGCACGGGCACCGGCCCATTCAGCCTTGCCGACATGAGAGCACGGGCCGTAGAACGGCAGGCCGAGGAAGAAGAAGCCCGCCTTCGAGAAGAAGCGGCGAACATGACGGTCAGAGCATACTTTACGGACTATTTCCTTCCCCGGATAAAGAGGGAAAAGCGGAGCTGGCTGACAGACAAGCAGCGCTACGACAAAGAGATTGACGCCGTGCTGGGAGACTTCCCCATGCAGGCGGTGACAGAGAAAGATGTACAGGAATTCACGGATTATCTCTGTGAGGAAGAGTATGCGGCGGCCACGGTGAAGCAATACGTGGGCATCGTGAAGCACCTGTTCTATGGTGCCATGGAGACAAAAATCGATGGCATTCGTGTTTTCAACGGCATCAATCCGGCCAAAGGCGTGACGTTGCCGGCGATCCATAACGAACGCGTGCGGTATGCCACTCCACAGGAAGTGGATCTCCTGCTGGCCGAAGCCTGCACGCTGGAATCGCCGGACTTGCATGACGCCATTGTGCTGAGTTTGAATACAGGGCTCCGGCTGGGTGAGCTGAAGCGCCAGAAGTGGCTGGAAGTCGATATCTATGGCCTGATGGTAACTGTGCCGGACGACGACAAACGCAAGCCCGGAGGTCAGGTACCGATGAACAAACAGGCGCTGGCCGTGTATCTTGCCCGCCGCGAAATATCTGGGGGTGCGCCTACAACCCTCGTTTTTCCACCGGTCGCCGGCGGCGCATTCCGCAACAATCTGTCGGAATCCTTCCGCATGATTGCGGACCGGATCGGATTGAACGATGGCATCACGGATCGGCGCTACAGACTGACATTCCATTCGATGCGGCATACCTTTGCCTCGTGGTTGGCGCTTAAGGGCACGGATATATACCGCATTCAGAAGCTGATGCGGCATAAACGTATAGAAATGACCATGCGGTATGCTCATTTGATCCCCGATGCGATGCGGGGCGCTCTTGACCTGCTGAGGCCATAGAGGATTAGAGACAAACGGCCTGTTCCTTGCCTGAACTTTTCCGCTGCTCTCGCCCGGGCTTGCCCTTCGGGCGGAGTTCCTGCTGGACGTCAGACACAAGACGCTTGATCTCGAAATTTTTGAGCACCCATTCCAAAAGAGAACGGGTGCGGTAGGCCACGTTACGGCCCACGGCCCAAGCCATTTCCGGCCCCTCGCCCCGGGCGTCGGCGTTGGCCAAAGTCTTGCGAGCTACCAGCCCGCCGAGGAAGTATTCAACTTCCTTCCGAGCTATCACCGGAGGCAAAGAAGAAAACTCAGCCAGAAAGGCTTCCTGTTCCGGCGTAAGCGGCATGTTGTTCTGCATGGCGGCCCCCCCTACAGGTTGTAGAACTGGCATATGTCCCGAAGGTTGCAGCGCCGGCATTTTCCGAGCGGCACAAAGGACTCGATGTCTTGCCAGCATCCGGCCAGTTGGGCGACGAGGCCCGGAACGACGTCCTCGCCGTCGGCCCAGCGCGTGACGCAGCCTGCCATCATGGGGCCGGGCACTTCCTGCTGGTCACGGATGCCGAGTACGGGCGTTCCCAGCGCATAAGCCATACCCGCTTGAATGCCGATCTCCTGCCCGACGTGGCCATAACAGACAACAAGGTCGGCAGATTTACAGGCATCAGAACAAAAAGAAAAGAACTGGCTGCCGAGCGCATCGGAATCCTCACGCCGCCGCAGCAAGGGGCTTGTAACGGGGCACGGCTGTTTCATCTCAGTCCAGTCAAAAATCTGGACACTCGGGGCTGCGCTCCGGATGGATTGCTGCAGGCGCTGGACGGCACACACCTGTCTACCGCTGGCGGCAATGAACAGACTTGGTATCATGGACATTCCTCTTCATTTTTCCACACCCTGCTCCACGGCCTTGAGCAAGGCCACAATGGAGGCCAGAGCTTCGTAGCCCTTGGCCGCGATGGCGTCCCGCTCGTCGGTGGTGATGGTGCCGTCTTCCAGCGCATTGGCGGTCGTGCCCATCAGCTTGCCGAACCCCTCCACGGCCAGCATGCACTGCCGGTGGACGGGGTGTCCGCTGCCGGAGACTGCTGGCAGAGCGACGCAGACTACGCCCATTTCCGCGGCCATCACATCCAGTGGCTGAATGCTGCCCGTGAGCTTCATCAGGGGCAGGACAAGCTCCGCGCCGAGCTTATGATTAGGCTGACGGCTGAGTTCGGACATCAACGTGTTGTAGTCGCGCCCGATGCGCTCCGCGATGAACTTGGCCGGCAGCCCGCTGGGGGCGTCCTTCACCAGTTCGTGCAGGATGGCTGTGATGGATGGCGTCATGCGACTCAGACCTCTCAATTTGCGGTACAAAGATTGCGTAGCCCCGGACGTGAAAACAGATTAAGCCGATACCATGCCCGGAACGTCGACAGGCATATCGGGCGCGGCTTGTTCCAAGCCCGGGAAGCGGGGGCTTGGCCTACCGCGCCTGCGAGCAAGAGGAGGTAGAAGCTTCTCGGGAAATCCCAGCGCAAGAATCGCAGCTCGGCGCTCTGGTTCCGAACTATCCATCAAATTGTAGCGTGTTGTCGAATACGGCCATCCGAGCTGTTGGGCTGTCGCTGTGATGGTGATGTCTCGTTCCTCCATCCACAGCATCAATTCGAGCCTTCTCATCCGCTCGGCCTTACAGGTGTTGGACATTGCGGTCATGATTCTTTCCTGCTACCTAAAAGATTGACAAAAACAATTGATGCGCCATCTTTTTGTTAGCCAAAAACTAGCGCACAGTCAAGGGAGATTAGGCTTTTTCTAGCCTAAAATGAGATATATGCAATTATATCAACGTGTTAAAAGTATACTGGCAGCATTGACCATCTCCCAGAGCGAAATGGCCCGAAGGCTGGATATGCCGCAACGGACGTTTCAGGGATATCTGAATGAAAAACGGCAGGATAACCTATGGCCAATCCTGCCGAAAATTCTCGAACTGTTCCCGCGCCTCTCGCGGCAATGGCTTTATTTTGGCGAAGGGCCGATGTTCATCGGACAGGATGTGCCACTGGATCAGCAGGTGCCCCTGCAGGAGGTCCAGCAGGCGGTCGAACAGATGGCGCGCGATGCCAACGGTACCAACAAGACGCTGCTCCAGCTCGTCGCCGGCCAAGCCGGCGAACAGGATGCGGCAGAAAGGGTCAAGACCTTGGAAGAGGAGTTGAGAGCGCGCGATGCCGAGCTGGCGGAGGAACGTCGCCTCAATCGCCAGTTGACGACGCGCCTGCTGCTTGAAAGCAACGAGGAAAAAGACTCCGCTCGTACTGCCGACAGAAAAGCGGTAAACGAGCGGTGATCATACCATTCCGCCCGGCACAAAAACCGGGCGGAACGTGAATGACTGACATTGCCGAAACCGGCACAAGGCCGCGTATCGGCCCGCTCTTTTTTATTCAGGATACCGAAGCCGGACGCTCGGAGCCTGCCGATGGATGTCGATGAACAGGGCCAGCAACTTGCAATTTAGATTTTCAAGCAGTGCTCAAACTATCTTGTTGTGCTCTCAGGAACCACAAGTCATATGCAAGTGTTTTGGAAGAATAAAGGAAGAAGGAAATGAAAGAATTTAAAGCATTGAATCTTGGTTTTCTTGATGCTGAAAATTATCTTGAAAGAGATAATAAAACTTTTTTTAATAATATTTTTTTTAAAGATGAGAATCTTGAAAAACTACTTAGAGCCTCAACCTACTATTTAATAGGTGAAAAAGGAACTGGAAAAACAGCTTATTCTGTATTCTTAACAAATAATGAGTATAAAAATACTAAATCTAAAATAAAATATATTAGAGAGACAGATTATTCAAAATTTATAGAATTAAAAAAACAAAAAAACCTTTGTCTTTCTGATTTTTCTAATATATGGAAAGTTATATTATTAGTTCTTGCATCTAATCATATTGATGAGTCTGATTTGAAGGATAATTTTATTTTTAGAAAAACTAAAATTCAAAAATTAATATCTATTATCGATGATTATCACGAAAATGCATTTAGTCCAGAAATTATAAACGTTTTAAATATTGTAGAATCTGACGAATTGATGGCAAAAATTAATATTCAGCAAAGTGAAATTGAAGGAAAAACGAATATAACAAAAAGTGGAGAAACAAAAAAATTTAATATTCAGCTTATGCGACTTGAAAGAAATTTCAAAGATGCATTGCAATCTATAAAATTAAAAAAGAATTTGATTATTTTCATTGATGGTATTGATATGCGTCCAGAAAATATAGAATATCAAGACTATCTTGAATGTATTAAAGGATTGTCAGAAGCAACATGGAGTTTAAACCGGGATTTTTTTGGAAATATACGAGATTCTAGCGGTAGAATAAAAATAGTACTTTTATTAAGACCAGATATTTTTAATACACTAGAACTACCGAATGATGCAAATAAACTCAGGGATAATTCTGTTTTTTTAGATTGGCGTACGACATATCCAAATTACAGAACATCTCAGATTTTTAAATTAATTGATAGATTACTTTCGATCCAACAAGAAAATAAAATTATAGAAGATGGCACAACTTGGGACGAATATTTTCCATGGAAGACGCAAAGTACTAGTACAGAAAGAGAATATGATCCCTCTTTTATATCTTTTTTAAGATGGTCTTATTCACGTCCTAGGGACATTATAGCTTCTTTACAAATTTTACAAGATCAAGATAAAATTGAAGATATCTTTAAACAAAATAAAGTAGATAAATATATACAGTCTCCAGATTTTAAAGATCAAGTATCTGAGTATACTTTAAGATCGATAAAAAATCAAACATCCTTTTATTATACTGATGAAGAATATAATATGCTAATTATATTCTTTGATTATTTGTATAATCCAGATTTTACGTGGAATGAATATTGTTCAAAATTTAAAGAATACACAGAAAGATTAGAAAATCTATATCATAAGATTCCAGAATTCGCATCATCCAAAGAAAGTTTTATACAATTTTTATATGATACAAATATAATTTGCTATATAGAAGATAGCGAAGACGGACCAATGTTTCGTTGGTGTTATAGGGAACGCAATTTTTCAAGAATAGCTCCTAAAATAAAATTTGATGTACGATATAGAGTTCATTATGGATTACATAAAGCACTAAATATAGGTCATAAAAAAATTTTCTATCGATAGACCTCAATTTATTAAATTTCATAAAAATAAACAAAAGCCCGATCTTTTGACCGGGCTTTTGCTTACTCCTGCCGAATCAAAAAGCCCGCCCGGATCAGGTCCTCGACGTGGGCCTCCGGGCTGCATGTACGGATGACGCTGCCGTCATACATGGCGGCGCGCTTGGCGCTCCCGCGCATCCATTCCTCAAGCGTTGGTTCAGGGATAAACTTGGTTTGCCAGAGGCTCTCGGCCAGCTGCCGGAGGCTCTCGGCCTCCAGCAGTTCGCCGTCTTGGGTGCGTACTCTCATGCTCCTCCTTATGCGGTGGTCGCCAGCACGGCGGCCCGATTGCGATAGAATCGCACTACGCTCTCACTGATACCGGCCCAAAGGCTTTCAAGGCGGAGGGCCGGAGCCGCGTGGCTCATCATGCCCCCGACAAGACGGTAGGCGGACTGGCCGCGAACTGGTTCGATCCGCATGCCCATGCGGCGCAGCCGGGTGACGGCGGCACGCGCGGTGTGGGGCAACCAGCCGAACGTATCGCACATTGAGGCCAGCGTGACAACGCCCTGCGAGGTGAACATCTCCGCCAGCCGCGCCTGCACCCCACGCAAAGAAGGGTGTTCGATGACCGGGGCCGGGGCTGCCGGAGCATGGCTCTGAGACTTGCAGACGTCGATGAACTGGCCAAGGAAGCGAACCCAATTGGCGATCTTGTTCGCGTTTATCGTCCCCGAGTGCTGGCGAAATTCGATGGTGCCATGGCGCTGGAACGACATAAGGTTGACCTTATAATAACGGCTGCCCATAACGCTGGCCAGTTCAGTGATGTTGAAGGAACGCATAAACCGCTCGAAAGGAATGCCGGACAGCGACCTGCAGTAGGTGTTGTTCGAGCCGCGACGGCTCGGCGGCATGATGGCGTCGATTTCAGTTTCATGGTCGGCGTAGCGACGCACGATGGTCTTGACGTCGTTGACGGTCAGATCAGAGGCGTCGAAATGAACATGGAAGCCGCAGCTGCGGTTGACGGTTGCCCCGGCGTCAGACAGAGCCTCGGCCACGGCCATGGCTTCCTCAATGCCTTCCTCGCCATGGAGCACCGGGCTGACGACCTCAAAACCGCCGCGCACGCTGGAATCCTCCACCAGCTTCCAGTGGGCTCGGGTCGTGTGGTTGTAGGATTCATCCTGCACGGCGATGCCGATGGCCCGCAAAACGGTCAGAGCGGTTTGATGGTTGATGCCAGCAATTTCCAGTTCGATCCCAAAAGAGCGGTTCATATCTTACAACCTCTTGGTTTAGTTAGCGATTCACCCTTGCCGTGAGTGTGTAATCGCTCTTTCCCCAAAAGGTTGCAAGTCTTTTCTTGCTGATTTTATTGCTTTTTTCCGAGGAAAAGGGCCGTCGCCCCGTTCCCTCGGACGGGAAGGAGAGAGGGGTTAGCTCCCCACCCAAACATGCGTCACCCCGGCAGCGCGCGCCTCATCCGCAGCAGCCTTGCACGCCTCCTGTAGCGTGCCGATGTGCCAGCGGGCGTCCTCGGCAGGGCAACTACGGTCCCAAAAAAATGCCCATCCGCCCCGACCGCGCGGGGCATGACCATGGGAAAAAATGTATTCGGCATAATCCACATACACACCTTTGATGGTACGGCCCAGAGTCATGACACGCCCTCCTCAAACGGCTTCCGTATAGATGGCGGCGGCGTACACCATGCCCTGCAGGTAGCGCATCGGCGTGGGGATACCGAGTTCCCTCCGGTCGTGTAGGGACAAGGTCCAACCGTTCCATTGTTCGACGGCGGCCTCGACGGCCTTTTCCAAGGGACGCTGCCCGAGGAAGCAATGCACGGAATCCGCGAAGTGGCGGCCCCAACGGCTGTCCAGAAAGGCCCGAACCTCGTCGGCGTTGGCTCCCGTATCCTCGGCAATGGCCGTCATGGCAATCTCCCACGCGGCATCGGCGCAGTTATCCATGGCCATGGTGCCGAAATACCCGTAAGCCTCATTTTCCGTCTTGAGCGTACACATGATTTAACCCCTTTGATTTACTTTATTTTACCTCTCGGCGTGGTTGTGTGTTCGCTCTTTCCAAAGGGATTGGCAAGTCCTTTTCTGTTGAAATATATGGTTTTTTATTGACGCCGGGTAAAGAAAACCCGGCGCCGCGAAGACTACATTTCCGGTTGCAGCATGTCCTGAAGCTTGGCCACGACGTCGCCGGTATCGAAAATGAACGTGGCCACTGCGGCGGCCACATTGGAGCTGGTAAGATCGTCGCGGTCACACAGATGCAACACGGGACGCTCCATGGCGTAGGCAGCGCCCACGGCTACGGCCATGTCCGCGTCCGGAGCGCCCGAGATGAGCACGGCATCGCATTCACGAATACAGGCCATGATGGATTCCATGCGGTTGTCGGCGGAATCGTCCAAGGTCAGAACCTGAACATCCATGCCCTCAACGAGGTGACGCAGAATGGGAGTATAGCAACGGGAGGCGGCGTTTTCGACGATGTAGACCCGCTTGGCCATGTTCTTTTCAATCTGCTGAGACATAATTTAACCCCTTTATTTTTATCACTATCGCCTCTCGGCGTGATTGTGTGCTCGCTCTTTCCAAAGGGGTTGGCAAGTCCTTTCTGCTTGGTTTTATTCTTTTTTTTCGTCTTCACCAGAGGGGCGGACAAGACAAAGGCTTTCCAGCGTGCTGCCCAGACTGCGGTAGCCTTTGCAGTGTTTCATATAACCGACATAGCTGGCCACACAGCTGCGAACGGTGGTCAGAGCGACGCGCTCGTCCCGGTACGCCCGGGAAAGCCCGCGAAAACGCCGGCGCGCCCGGACCACGTTGCGCTTGCGGGGCAGCTTGTAGCCTGCCCAGTGGCGGTAGCCCGCAAAGTCCACGCCATGGCTGGCGGGGAAAATTCTTGTCTTGCTGTTCAGGGTCAAATGCAGTTCATAGGCCAAGTAGTCCCGAACGTCCGCGAAAATCCGCCACAGTTCCCGCTTGTCATGGTGCAGGATGACGAAGTCGTCCATATAGCGCACATACTGACGCACGCCCAAGGTATCCTTGACGTAATGGTCGAGCTGATCCAGATACACGTTGGCCAGAAGCTGACTGGTCAGCGCCCCCAGCGGCAGGCCGCGGTTGCCTTCGATGCAGCCGCACTGCGTCACAAGCACGCGCAGCACGTCGAGCACATCCTTGTCGCCAATCGTTCGGGCCACTACCCGCAAAAGAATTTCGTGGTCTATGCTGTAAAAATATTGAGTGACGTCAGCCTTGAGGACATAGAAATTTTGCCAACGGCCCTCAGCCGACCGCAACATGCTGGTCAGGTAGTCACTGGCGGCGTGCGTGCCCTTACCCACTCGACAGGCAAAACTTTGTTCTATGAAGCGCCGCTCGAAGTGCGGCCCGATCACCTGCACCAGCGCGTGGTGAACGACACGGTCCGCGAATGCCGGTGCATGGATCAGGCGACGCTTGGGTTCATAAACGTAAAACTCGCGGAAGGTCCCCGGACGCCATTGCTTCGAAAGCAAAACGTACCGCAGATGCAGCAGGTTTTCTTCGAGCAGCGCATTGAACCGCAAGACTTCACTGCGGCACCGCTTGTTGCGCGACGCTTCCTTGGCCGCCAAAAGCAGGTTTTCCCAGTCGAACACCCGTGGCCACAGATTGCGGGCTGTCTTCGGCATATCGCACCTTTGATGTCCCCCCGCGCCGTGTTCGCCGGAGCTACTAACCGCGCGGGGGCCGCTGTTATTTCCCCACTAACGTCGGGGGGGGAAGTGATTCCCTTTTGCCCCTGCTGTCCGCACAGCCGTGGCCATGCGGCTTCAAGACTTGGGGCGAGAGCGGGACGGAAACCCACATTCCGATTGCGGAGAGTCCTCATGTTATTGAGATTGAGGGCAAAAAGGCCCGCGCCGCCGCCATTATTGTAATTGCCGCCGCGTAACGCCAACCGCTACAGTTCCGAATCACTCCCCATGACAGCCCGTGAGGGCAGCCAACACTGTTCAAGATTTCAGTCGATCCGGCGAAATCCATTTTTCATCCCCCTGCACCGCGTTTGCCGGAGCTACTGGCCGCGCGGAGGACTGTTGGTGTTTCCCCCTGCATCGGGGAGGAAGCGGTTCCCTTTTGCCCCTGCCGTCCGCACAGCCGTGACCGTGCGGCTTCGCACTGCGGGGCAAGAGCGGGACGGAAACCCACATGCCTGACGCCCACAGAGCGGACGTAAGCAAACGAGAGGGCAAAAAGGCCCGCGCCGCTGCCCAAGCTGTAACGCCCGCCGCGCAACGCCAACCGCTGCCGTCTCGAACCGCTCCCCGTGGCAACCTCTGGGGCTGCCAACACTGTTCCAAACTCCAACCAACCGGCTGAAGCCGTTTCTTTTCATTCCTCCGCACCGCGTTTGCCGGAGCTACTGGCCGCGCGGAGGACCGTTGGTGTTTCCCCCTGCATCGGGGAGGAAGCGGTTCCCTTTTGCCCCCGTCGTCCGCACAGCCGTGACCGTGCGGCTTCGCGCTTCGGGGCAAGAGCGGGACGGAAACCCACACACTGGCTGCGAAGGGAACGCCTCTCGTACAGTATGAGGGCAAAAAGGCCCGCGCCGGGACAATTAAAGTCGCCGCCGCGCAACGCCAACCGCTGCCGTATAAACCACTCCCCGTGGCAGCCTCTGGGGCTGCCAACACTGTTCCAAACTCCAACCAACCGGCTGAAGCCGTTTCTTTTCATCCCTCCGCACCGCGTTCGCTGGAGCTACTGGCCGCGCGAAGGGCCATTGATGTTTCCCCTTACATCGGGGAGGAAGCGGTTCCCTTTTACCCCTGCCGTCCGCACAGCCGTGACCGTGCGGCTTCAAGCCTTGGGGTGAGAGCGGGACGGAAACCCACAGGGCTACCGCGACGGGAACGAGAGCCACCCAAAGAGAGGGCAAAAAGGCCCGCGCCGCCACCGTCCAGACAAGAGCCGCCGCGCAACGCCAACCGCTGCCATCCTGAACCGCTCCCCGTGGCAGCCTCTGGGGCCGCCAACACTGTTCCAAACTCCAACCAACCGGCTGAAGCCGTTTCTTTTCATCCCTCCGCACCGCGTTCGCTGGAGCTACTGGCCGCGCGAAGGGCCATTGATGTTCCCCCTTACATCGGGGAGGAAGCGGTTCCCTTTTACCCCTGCCGTCCGCACAGCCGTGACCGTGCGGCTTCAAGCCTTGGGGTGAGAGCGGGACGGAAACCCACATACGGCGGGCGCGTGCCCCGTACGTAGCGCAACCAGAGGGCAAAAAGGCCCGCGCCGCTGGCGTCACCGCAAAAACCGCCGCGCAACGCCAACCGCTGCCGTCTTGAACCGCTCCCCGTCAACGTCCTGCTTTTTTCAGGCCGCCAACCATTCTGCCAACTTCCACAAGTTTTTCGGAAACGGACTCATACCTTTTTTCAGGAATGGAACCGATGCGAATGCCGAGCCTGACCATGGACAGCAGGACCTTCGCCTGTACGTCCACTGTATTCAGCAACTGCCATCGATTCCCCGCCCGAAGCGAAATTTGGACCAAGGCCGCTTCCACTTCCCATACTAAGGCCCGCATGTCCGCGCCAAGGG